CTTCAAGGTCAGCAAAGGTATAGTTAGCAAGAGTAGGTGATTGGCCGTTTAGGTTGAATCCTATGGTCTGGTATCTTACAGTGGTGTTGTTGAATACAACATAAACATCAATCTCAACATAGCCAATTTCATCACAAGACCAATCAGCATCCCAATATACCGTTAGGTTTGCTAACGACGAATTGTTTGTGTTATTGTAGTCTATGGTGTGCGAACTATTGTAAAACGATGCTTCGCCTTCGCATGGTGGCTCTTGAATATCTAAAGCCCAGAAGTTCACATCAGCCTTTTGTTCTCCTTGCACACCTGCACGAATCTTAGGAATCCAGGTGCCAAGCTCCATATCTTCAAAGTCAGTCTCAACATTATGTTCGCTATCACCTGCAAGCTGGTATTGTTGGCTATATGCTGGCGGTTCACCATGCTTGAATAGCTCTATTGCTACATCAATGATGAAATCATCACAGTCCGTAGGTACGACTTTGAATGCGACAATCATAGTATCGGAGTATTGATCATTGTTTGCATGACCCCTGTAATGATTCTCAATGGCTACGCTACAATCCTCAACCGAAGGTTCTTCCTCATATTCGCAGCTTCCATCATCATTCTCTGCTTCTGGATCATAATTTTCAGCATCGGGGTCTGTGCATCCTTCTATTGGGTCTGGGGGATAGTAGCATGACCCATCATCCTCTTCGGCTTCAGGGTCATAGTTCTCCGCTTCGCTATCTGTGCAACCATAAACAGGTTGAGGCTCTGGTTCACATGAGCCATCATCTATGGTAGCCATAGGGTCATAATTAGGTGCAGCGTCATTAGTGCAACCATATACGTCATACTCGCATGAACCATCATCCATGTTAGCGTATTCGTCGTAGTTCATAGCATCCCAATCAGTACAACCCCAATACTCAACATAGTAATCATCGTAGTAATCCTCATCATCTTCCTCATCATCACCAATCAAGTTAATGACACCTAAAGCTTCAAGCGAACCACCGCTTACTAACAAAAAGACAGGTGCAACAATCAATGCTATTTTTTTAAGCTCCACTACTTTACGATGTGCGCTTGCTATTGCACGATCTATAATGTCGCCATCAAGTGTAGTATCAACGGCAACCTCTGTTTTGTTGTTGCCTCCGTTAAGGACAGAGTTTTCGGACACTTCTTTATTTATGTCCTTGACTACTTCCATGAGAGCAGCCGCTTCTTTAAGTTCAGTAATAAGGTCTTTACTTTCTTTATTGGAGTCGTTAAGAATCCCATCGTCAGCAAGGTCAGCCAAAACATCGTCTAACTCTCTCCCTGTTGCTTCGGAAAGCATTTTTGCTTTCTCTATTAGTTCTTCATCATACTCAACCATCCCATTCACCTTCCTCGCTACGGTCTTTTACGACAGGGCGAAGAACGGTTACCCCTGCTTCGTGTTTTTCCACAGTATGCCTGTGTGTCTGATCTTTATCTTCAAGACCCATCATGTGCTCATGTTGAGCAGTATGCCTTTTTCTTTTGTGTTCTTGATTGCCAGGCATATCATCAATTTCAATTTGTTGCTCGGACTCCCACATACGAAGCACTGTCTGTAAAGCTGGTGCAGCTACACCACCGATGATAGCGATAAGGGCGATAAAGCCGTCAAGGTTTTGTAAAACTACATCGGGCTTCCATATACCCATAGCCACTACTGAACCAGAGGCAAGAAGCCAAAGGTAAATTGCAGGTATGACAGTTTTTTTCACCATGCGATCATTGAATGTATCTTTCATTTACTCACCTCAATAGGGTTTGACCCAAAATTTCGCTTGTTCTAATTGACACTTTATACACATCTCACTTATTCTTACTTTATTTCCTAAACAGGTTTGCGGAGAATGAGGGCAATTTTCAACAGAAGATGCTTCACTTCTCTCCATCTTTCGCTCACCCATTCACGCAGTCGGCTTAACATCGTTGTTTACCTCTCCTGGTCTTGGCATCTCTGGATTAACACCGCCTTTCTTTGGCGGTTGTAGCTCCTCGCCTTGTGGTAACGGTTGCATATCGTTTAGCTCACGACCTTCATTGACTGTAATAATACCAGACTCAACACCGAGTTTGGCTCTTTGCATCTTGTGTAGTGGCGACTCCTGATCCACAGGCTCAAACATTAGTGGTGGCAAGTCCGACAGCTTGTGAGCAATACCCATTAGTTCTAAATGGTCGGAGAATAACTCACGGATTTTTTCTGCTACAATGTCTTGTAGGCGTTCAATAGACATAACCGACCACATATTAGCATTGTAAGTAGCTGCAAAGGTTGAGCCTCGCTCTTGACCTGCTGCGACTCTCGGCACATTGAGAACGGCTGATATGTCAGCATTGATTGAGTCCAGGAAGTTTGTATCATCGGGAATGCTGTTGCTCATGTCGACATGGTGCATTTCAACGTAATGTGGTAAAATTGGTATTTGGTCTGCACGAAGGTTCTCCATTAGACTTCCGACCTGATCCATAATGTGAGTTAGCCTATCCCTTGCTTCTTCTGGGTCTGGTATGCCTTCAATAGCTTCTTTACCTATCTTGATGTATTGACGAGTTAGAGCGTCTTGTAGGGCTATGCGATTGTTTATTGTGTTATACTTGGCTCGGATTGCTTGTTTAAGGGAAGTAAAACGAGATGCGCCCCAAACACCGTAAGTCCATCGGCCTAAGTAGTCTTGATACCAATTAGAACGGGCATCAAGGCGGAAGTGTAGTATCTCATCAGCAGGGAATGTTTGCATATCTATCTTCTGTTCACGGAAGCGGTAATACTTGGCTTCCATGATTGGGTTGTCCTCTGTGGCATAAACACCAGAGTAGCCGACTTCAAGTGGTTCTCTATCGTCTGTAATGGTGATTTGTTTGATAGGAAGCGATTGAACCCTACTAATACCATCACCCGCACGACCTACGAGCTTGTTTATACTGTTGCCATACACCATGAGATCACGCATGGTTGCTATAAGCAAATCATCAAAGTCAAGTCTTTCCTCGACTAACTCTTTGATTGCTGAACGGATAGTGCCGTTCTTAGCCTTCTTGTAGTCAATGAAGTAGTTATTGGCTGTCAGTGATACAGATCGCACTGCACCGTTTAACTCTGGGTCGAGCTCCACCATAGCGTCATAAATGTCAAAGTCATTATCGTAGTTTGATGTGGTTCGCAGTTTGTTTGTGTCCTTTACGATGTCGCTAATACCTGCGATAGCTGCGAAGGAATGTTGTTGGTGGGGAAGGGCAACGTGAGAGGTCTTAGGAGTCGGAGTAGTAGGTGAAACAGGCTTGCGCCTGGAAACCGCTTGAACAATGCGTTGCCGAATCCCCATGTTTAGTTTGATGCGGTGTGCGATTCTTCAAGGTGTCTATTGTGTAAAGGCCATAAAAGCAAGTAAGATGAGTCCGATAACCCCTCCTGTTTGAGCTACTTTTCGTTTAACATAGCGTTCAATGGCAAAGATAGGGCTATCCTTTATTTGCTCAATGCCTGTGCGTATATCATGCACGTCATTTTCAATAGAGGTGAGTCGTTCTCCGTGATTCTGGAGGATCAAGAGAACGGCATCATCGGCCATGTTGAAAGGTAATACGTTGCGATATGTAAAGGTGAGAGTAGTGGATAATAAAACAGTACATGAATTAAATGATGAATCGGGAACAATAATTGTTACGGATAGCTGGCCAGAAGGCGATCCAGACGAAGGTTATGGTCCTTGCATCAATAAAGACAAATGCGGGAACAACAAATCATGGGAGACAGGAATACATCAGTTTTGTGTGCCTTGTTATCAAAAGTGGGCTTCGGCCTGGTTTAGAGGGAGTAGTGAGGAAGAATGAACTGTTTATGCGGAGCTGAATTGATTTGGGGTGGAGATCATACATTTGAGGATTATGGGATTGATGGAGAAGGCATTGTATCTAATCTGTCATGTCCGAGCTGTAATAACTATGTGTTGCTGTATCAGCCCGAACCTTGATGTATCGCAGTTAGCGTAGTTTAGGCTATGAAAGGCTTTGCTTTTGAGCGTTCAAGACATGACGTAGGCTACTTCTATGAATGGCTCGGCTACAACAGAGGCGAGCATATAGACGAATGGCTTGAGTTATACGGAGATCGTAAAGACGCACAGGTTCACAGGGTTTGCATTATCGCACCCAGAGATCATAGCAAGTCGACTACACTTAGGATAAAGCTGCTGCATCAAGCTTTGTTTGATAGGTGGCGCAATAAGCCGTTTACTTGTTGGTTGTTTTCAGCGTCAAAGGACACTGCGAGTAATCGATTGAATGAAATTAGGGAAGATTTGACCAGGCACCCCGAATTACGGCAATTCATTGATGATAAGCGGGGAGGTAAGTTTGAACTTCGTCTTACGAATGGGGCCTGGATTAAGGCAACAGGTATGGGCGCAGCTATGCGTGGTGAGCACCCTGCCTGTATTGCTCTTGACGATGTGCTTACAGACATGGGCGATACCCCTATGGATTCTGTAAGGGATTGGTTGAAGAAGGTGGTTACACCTATGCTAAGTCCAGGCACCAGCTTATACTGCGTTGGGACACCAATGAGCGCAGTTGATCTATATCATACGGAGATGTTATCGAATGAGGCGTGGAAAAGCGGAACATGGTCGGCTATACCTAATTGGGATCAGTGGAGAGCAAGCGCAGGGGAGATTGAGCCTGTGGTTCTCTGGCCAGAGCAGAGGAGCTTGGCGTTTATCATGGAACAGAAAGGGGCTATGGGCGACCTGGCCTTTGCTCAAGAGTATTTGTGTAAGGTAATGGATGACGATTCAGCAGCCTACCCCAGAGCGCACACCAGGAAAAACTTGAACATGGAAGGCGGTCTTGAGTATTCTAAAGATCATGGCGGTAAGTATGTGATAGGGTTTGACCCTTCGCATGGATTAGGACAGGATTACTCGGTGGCTATCGTCGTAAGGCAAGACGAACAGGGCTACTTGCACGTTGTCAATGTGTGGAGACGCAACGATTTTCCGCCAACAAAGCAAACCGAAAAAATTGTGGAATGGTGCAAGATTTATGGAAATGCTACGCTTTCGGCAGAATCTTCTGGTTTTCAGCAATTATACGAGAGTTTGATTTCGCAGACAGGAGCAGTGGTTGATTACAGGCCGAGCAAGGTTAGCAACAAAGGACTGAAGCAAGCTTTGTTGAACAGGCTTCGGGTTTGGTTTGAGCAGGGCAAGATTGTATTCCCCTATGGCAACCACGACACAAGACGAGTCATTGATGTGCTACTTGACGAG